ACAACCGATTGGTGGAATTAGATGCAAGCGCCTATGCCATGACCGCAAAACCGGAGGATGCAAAAGCCCTGAAAGGGCCTTATGTGGCCGAGGCCAATGCTGCCAGGGAACATCTGATTCGCCTTATCGAAGAGGATGATCCAGATTTCGCCTATGAACGACGGGCCGCAGAGAAGGCCAAATACGCTACGAGCCGACGGGCGCTTCGATCCGCAGTGGGAGGTTGAGGTATGTATTTTGCAGGAGCATTAAGCGCCAATCTGACGCTGAACAGTAAAGGCTTCACTTCCGGCATCCGCGAAGCAAAGGCTTCGGTGGAAGGCTTCAAGTCTCACCTGGCCGGCATCACCTCAAGTCTCAGGGCAGCGGCCAAGGAATTTCGGCTTGTCGGCGCGGCTGCTACTGCTGGGCTGGGAACGATGGTGCGGCACGCGATGAATATCGAGGAGGCGGAGACTCTTTTCGAGGTTTCCTTCGGGAACATGGCCGCTGAAGTTCGCGAGTGGAGCGAAAGCGTCTCCAGCTCTCTTATCATGACGGCGGCCGAGATCCGTGAGGGGGCGGGCGTGTTTGCGGTTATGACGCAGTCGATGGGGCTATCGGAATCAGCGGCAACCTCCCTCTCGAAAAACATGACCATACTCGCCGCAGATATGGCGGGCTTTTACAACATTGGGCATGCGGAGGCCCTGCAAAAGCTCCAAGCGGGCTTGACGGGCCAGGTGGAGCCGTTAAGGCGACTCGGCATCCTCGTAAACGAAACCACGGTGGCGGAATGGGCGTGGGCCAACGGGGTTGCCGCGGTCGGGGAACAATTGACCGAACAGCAAAAAGTCGTCGCCCGTTACGGCACGATCATGGAACAGACCAAGATGGCACAGGGCGACCTTATGCGGACGACGGATTCGACGACGAATCAACTCCGGCGGCTTAAGGTGCAGTTCTTGGAGATTTCGGAGAAACTCGGGGACATGCTGCTCCCGTATATCAATCTGGGCGCGCGCCTCATCAATAACATCGTCAAGGGAATTCGGTCCTGGTTCTTAGAAAACGAGAAACTCGCGGGCGGGCTGTTTGTTGCGGGAGCGGGGGCAGTATCACTTTTCACAGGACTTACCGCAGTGGGGATGGTTGTTGGGCCATTGACCCGATCGGTGACGCTACTGGGTAATGCCTTTGGGATCGCGTGGGGCAAGTCGGTAGCTGGTGCGCTGCCTTTGGTGGGGGCGATTGCCGCGGTGGCCGTGTCTACCTATACCCTTCGCGCTGTCTGGAAGCAAAACGTGGAGGGGCTGAAAGACGAATGGGATCGTCTCACGGATCATGTCGCAAGGGATTTCTGGCTGGATGTCATAAAAGATGCGATAACAGAGTTTTGCAAGTGGGTGGTGTGGAAAATCAGCCAGACCGTAACGCTCATTGGCGAGAGCGTGATGGGGCCGGCCGCGTTCATTACGCAACTGCTTACGGATCCGATGGACTTCGAAAAGGCCGTGGAGGCCATGCGAAAGCAGTATACGATTACCTGGGAAGAGCTTCTGAGGGGCGATCCTTATCCAGATCCCCAAAAAGGCACCGACTTGGATTTCACGTTTGGGAAGTTGTTCATGCCTGGCCTCGGCGGGGCGAATAATGCGCCTAATACGCCTGAAAACGAAGTGTCCCTCTTGGGCGAAATCATAGGGGCTGTTGTTGAGCAATTCAAAGAGGACTGGGCGGGGGCATTCGATTGGTTCAAAGGCGAATTCCCTGAACTGGCATCAACCGTAGAATCACTTTTTTCTGAAGGGCCGCAAGGCGACGGATATGAGTACGAACGCATTGACGTGGAGGCATTGCTTGCAGGCCTCCGGTCTTCGGCGGAAGAGGGCATGGCTGCGGCGGCGGGCGCCACAGCGGGCACTGGGAGGAGCTATGAAGACATTATCCGGGCGGCCGAGCAGCTGAAGCAGTCTCTCGACCCCGTGAGGGCTGCCTACAAGGGCATCTTGGAGGACATCGAGACCCTGAACGACGCGGGAAGCTACACAGAGGAATGGCAGTCGAAACTTGCGGATAAGTGGGCCGAACAACTGCACGATATGGACTGGAGCGACGTCGGGGAAGCTATGGAACAGATCGGCGCAAAGAATGCGAGTCTGGCCGACGAGGTGATGACGCGTATCCAAATGATTAAGCAGGAGGCGAAAGGCCTGGCGGCGGATAACCTTATCGCCCGGATGCAGCCGGAGAACGTGCAAATCTTTGAAGAGATGCGGGCGAATATCGAGCTTTTGAAGGCGGCCGGGCGGCTCGATGACGAAACGACAAACCTCCTTTCCGCGTATTCATGGGAAGAAATGCGGGTTCTGTCGACCGAGGCCCTCGACGAGCTTATCGGGATGCTGTATTCGGCCGGGGGGGCTTACGCCGAGGCCGCGGCCCGGATCGAGGAGCTTCGAGCTAATCAGGCTGGGCTCAGCGTCGAGCTCGCGAATACCGCCGGGGCCCTGATGGATCTTGGGTTCAAGATTAATCAGGTCGCCGACACAATAGATTCTGGAATCGGCCGGAAGATCGGGGCCGTTGTTACCTCGATTGCGGGGATCTCGCTCGGCATCCGCGAGGCTGTCACGGCCTTCAAAACCCTTGCAAGCTCCGGAAAGGCGAGCATCGCGTCAACGATTGCCAGCGTTGCGCAACTTGCGACCGGCGTGCTCGGCGCGATCGGGGCCGTGCTGACCCTTGCAGAGGCCTTCGGGCTCGTCGGCGACAAGGCCGAAGAGGTCAAGACCGGATGGGCAAAGGTCATGGACGAGCTTGGGGACCGGCTCGACGAATGGGCCGACCGGCTGACGGATACGATTATCGAATTCGTGAAAACGGGCGAGTTCGAGCTCAACAAGTTCCTCCAGGGGGTCGCGGAGGATATCCTTCGTACGACGATTACCACGATGTTCACGCAGCCGCTGATGGGTTTCATCGGCGGAGCCTTCGCGAAAGGGGCCGCGTTTTCAGGGGGCGAGGTCGTTCCCTTCGCGAAAGGCGGGATTGCGACGGGCCCGGCCTATTTCCCTCTGCGGGGCGGGAAGACCGGCTTATTGGGCGAAGCGGGGCCCGAGGCCATCATGCCGTTGCGGCGGACAGATGACGGGTCGCTTGGGGTGCGGGCGACTGTCGCGGCGACCACAATCAACGTTATCGACCAGCGGGGCGCCGGTTCGCCGCCGGTCGACGTGCAACGCCGGAAGACGGCCGACGGAGGCGAGGAAGTCCGCATCATGATCCGCGATGCCGTCGCCGATACCCTGGCCCGGGGCGAGCTCGACGGGCTCCTCGGGTTAACCTTCGGTCTGCAGCGTGGGAGGGCATAATGGCGATTGCGACATGGCCCGCGGAACTGAAAACCCCGCAACCCCCAGGGCTTATCGACGAGCCGCAAAATGACCTCGTTATCAGCCGACCCGACGCGGGGCCGGCGAAGGTGCGGCGGAGGTTCACTGCGGCGGCGCGGCAGATCGATATCCCAGTCATTTTCACAACGACTGAGCGGACGTTTTTCAACACCTTTTGGAATACGGTGTGGGCGCAGGCTGGGGCTGATGCCGGGTGTTTCACCTGGACGGACCCGCACGATGACGGCAGCCGGACCTTCCGATTCCGGGCTCGCCCTCGATGGCGGCTTGCCTTCGAGGCGGATGCGAACGCGGATGTTCGGTGGGAGGGCACGCTGGAGCTGGAGATCCTGCCCTAATGCCGCGGGATACAAGCCTAACGTTTCGGCAGGCGGTATTTGGGCAACAGACCGGCGAGGTCCTCTTGAGCCTGGCGAGCATTGAACATTCGGCCCTCCCATCGCCGATTCGTCTGGTTGATAACCTCGCAAACATCACGAGCCGCGGGAAGGTCTACACCGCGTGCGGATTCGGACTCCTGCCTCCGCAAGAGACGGCTGAACGCCTCCCGGTTACCTCGATGTGGATTGACAACATTGACCGGGCGTATTCCGAGGGATTGCGGGCGGTTACGACTCCGGCAACCGCCACGCTGGAGATTATCCTCGCGAGCAACCCCGACACGGTCGAGGCCGGGCCGTTTGTCTTTCGCGTTGAGCGGCTGGTCTTTGATGCCAAAACCATTACGGGGCGCCTTGCCTTCGAGGATTTCCTGAACGAGGTTATCCCGGCCGGGCGCATCACCCCGGCCGATTTCCCAGGGGCATTTTCATGATCGCTGCCTGGGCAAAGAAATACATCGGCATCCCGTTTGAGCCGGGCGGACGCGAGCCCTCGGGCTGCGACTGTTACGGACTCGTTTGCCTGGTTTATCGGGAGGAATTCGGGGCGGCTCTTCCCTCCTACGCCGGGGCTTACGGCCGGGAGACGCCCGCGGAAGCAGTCGAGGGACTTGTTAGAAACGAGGCGGATGCTGCCTGGTCGACGATCAAAGAGGGGGAGGACCCGGCCCCGGGTGACGTGGTGCTTGTACGGAGGCTTGGCCGGGAATCGCATGTCGGCGTGTACGTAGGGGAACACAAATTCCTGCATTGCGACCGCGGGATCGGGGCCGTTATAGAGGATCTCCGGACAGGAAGATGGGGGAGCAAAATTGCGGGGTATTACCGCTTCGCGGGGGCGCGGGTATCCAGGGGCTCGATATCCTCTCATGTGCTTGTCACTGCCAGGAAAAGCCCTTTTACGACGCATTCATCGTTGGAATCTTTTTCCTCGGGAATGACCATCGAGGAGATTGTCGAGGCGGTATCGATTCCCGATTATTACCGGGCGGGTGTCGCGGTTCGCCTCGACGGCGGCGATATCCCGGCGGCATGGTGGGCCAGGATACGGCCGAAGGCCGGGCATCACGTCGAGATCGTCGTCGTTCCTGGGGGGCCGCTGGCGGAACAACTCGGGCTCTCGACTACGACCTTGCGTATGGGGACGATGGCGGGCGTTTCGATTGCGGCGGGACTCATATCGGCCGCGGTCGGCGGTCCCCTCGGATGGGCCATCGGGGCGGCCTTGGGGATCGGCGGAATGCTTGCGGTCAACGCCCTTATTCCACCTCCGAAGCTCCCGACAGACGAGACCGGGTACTCGTTCGGAGGGGGCGGCGGCTCTGTTCTGCGGCCCTTCGACCCGGTCCCTTTGGTCTTCGGTCGGCACCGGGTATTCCCTCCTCTCGCTGCGATGCCGTACACCGAAATCGCCGGGCGCGATCAATACTTGCACCTCCTGTATCTCGTCGGGCTCGGCCCCGTTGAAATATCGGACTTGAAACTCGGCGATGAACCTATCGAAAACTACAATGACCTCGAGGTCGAAATCTTGCGGGGTGCGGCCGGGGACCCGGCCCTCACCCTTTACGAGGGGGACATTCAAGAGCAATACGTTAACGCGAAACTCGAGCAAACCCACGATGATGTCTGGAATTTGGAGGAGGGAGCGCAACACACCGCATCGGCCTTGGGCTGGCATACGCGGACCTCAGCGACAAACCCCGACCGGCTTAGCGTTGACATCGCCTTTATCCGCGGTTTAATGGAGCTTAAAGACGGCGATCCGAAAGCGGCCTCGGTCGATTTTGACATTCAGGCCCGCGAACTTCCTTTTGGGGAATGGCTCGCGTTTAACCCGTTCCTTGGCGAGGACGATTATCTCGACCCGGCCGCGGCCTTCTCCTTGCCGACGGCATATTCGTGGATGCCCACCCTTGAGGGCGGCTTTGAAGGACTCGTTACAAGAATCGGCGCGATGGCAGTGGGGCACAGGGCGGCTCCGGCGGCCATGCTCGCCCGCATCGATTATCGGCTTGGGCTTTTGTCGGCCCGGCTAACTATGGTCAAAGCTCTCGCGACCGGGGCCAACATCACGAAGGTTCAAGCGCTCCAGGTCGATGTCGAGGCGGTCCGGGCCGCGTTCGGGCTATGGACCGAGACGACCGAGGCAGGGACGATTGCCGCGGCGAAAAATGTCATCAACCTGACCCTCGACATTTACGAGGCAACCCGAGCTCTTGCGGAGACGATTTGGAACGAAAGCAAGGGGGGGGCGGTCGGCCGTGCGCGGTCGCCGTGGTGGCGGCGCTGGTGTCAAGCCCGATGGTATCGAAAGGCCGTTGTGGACCTGTTCAATGGCTCGGTTTACTTCGGCCGCGGGGAGCAGCGATGGCATCGCGTCACTGACAAATACAACGGGACCGTGAGGGTTTCGGGCGCGTGGTCTGTCGACAGCGACGCCGGGATTGACGGGGGCACGAATCAATACGAGGTCAGAATTCGCCGCAGGTCGAAAAAGAAGGAAGACAAGAACCGGACGATTTACGACGAGGCGACTTGGACCGCGCTAAGAACGCACCGGGCCGGGGAAGCCGTGACCCGGGACGATGTCGCGCTTGTGGCATTCCGCATCAAAGCCACCGACCAGCTGAACGGAATGGTCTCGAATTTCAACTGCATCGCGGAGGCCGTTAGCCCGTATTACGACGGGACCGTGCCCGTTCCTGCCTATTCGGCATGGCCGACAAAGGCATCGAGCAACCCTGCATGGGCTTACCTTCGCCTCCTCTGCGACCCGAAGGTCAATGCGCGGGCCGTCGCGGTCTCGCGCCTCGACATCACTCGGTTTCTGGATTGGGCCGCGGCATGTGAGGCGGCAACGCCCCCGCGAGCCTTCGACGCCTACATTACCCGCAGTCTTACGGCTTTCCGGCTCCTCGGGCAGATCGCCGCGACCGGCCGGGCCGCCTTCGGGATGCGCGACGGCCGTTTCTCTGTCGTGCGCGATGTCGAGCAGACTACGCCTATCCAACATTTCACCCCGAGGAATTCGTGGAATTTCGAGGTCACCCGGGAGCTCGTCGCGAAGCCTCACGCTCTCCGATGTCAGTTTCTCAACGCCGCGGCCGGGTATGAGCAAGACGAAATCTATGTCTACGCCGACGGGTTTAGCGCGCAGAATGCGACCGTTTTCGAGGATATGGATTTCTACGGGATTACGGATGCGGCTGCGGTCCATCGCGAGGGGAGATATCATCTCGCGGTCGCAGAACTCCGCCCCGAGGTTATCGAATTTCAAGCGGACATCGAGCACCTGGTCTGTTCGGTCGGCGATCTTGTGCTCGTTACGCACGACGTCCCGTTGTGGGGGCTCGCGGCCGGCCGCGTAAAGGCGATCGATGGGATGATCATCGCTCTCGACGAGCCGGTCCCGATGGCGGCTGGGAAAAGCTACGGTATCCGATTCCGTCTCGCGACCGGGGCGAGCATCGTGCGAAAGGTTACGACGGCCGCGGGACTCAAGCCCACGGTTACCGTCGATTCGTTCCCGACGGGGCTCGCCGTCGGCGACCTGTATATGTTCGGGGAGGCGGGGAAAGAAACCCGGGAGCTCATCATCAAGGAGATTCGCCCGCGAGGCGAAAACGAGGCAGAGATCAAATGCGTAGATCACGCCCCGGCGGTTCACACCTCCGACACAGAAGAAATCCCGGACTATGACCCGGGTGTTACGCGGCCCCCGGTTATCGAGTTAATTCTCCCTCCCGCACCGATAATTGTCAGCGTCGTAACGGACGAGCGGGCGCTCGAGCGGGACGCGTACGGGACGCTGCGCACATGCATCCTGCTCGAAATCATCCCCCCGGCGAAGTTTCCGGGACCTCCCCCGCAATACATCGAGGTCGAATACCGGCTGCGGGGCGCGGCCGAGTGGACACGGCTCCCCGTCCAGCGAACGGACACGGGCGGCGTGGTAATTCGCGATGTTCAGGACCGCCAGACATACGACGTCCGGGTCCGCTACACCGTGATCGGGCTCGCGTCGGCGTGGACGACAAAAATGAATGTCTACGTAATCGGGAAAACGACCCCTCCCCCGGGTCCCTCGGATTTGTGGCTGGAGGGCTGGAACACGCTTCGCTGGACGTACGCCTCTCCACCGCGTGACTTCAAGGGGTTCGAGGTTCGGTATGCCTACGGCTCGAGCGTCGTTTGGGAGAAGTCTTTACATCTGCACGAGGGGACAATCACCGGGCGGACCTACCGTCTACCGGACGGCCTGCACGGAACAATAACCCTCGAGGTCCGGGCCGTGGACGTCGCGGGGAATTACAGCCTGCGTGGCGCGGCGCTGATCCTCGAGCTGGGCGATCGACCTGCTGGCAACCAGATCCGACGCGTGGCGCTCGAGGCCGAGGGCTGGCCAGGGCTTTACCGCAACATGGAAATCGGGGCGGACGGGGTCCTCTCATCGACCCCGGATGTCTGGCCTCCCCTCTACCGCGGCACGGACGCGGACCCGTTCTACGGTTCAGACGACTCCGCTCCGTTCTACACGGCCGAATTCCACGCGGCGAGCTACATCTTCACGTACGCCCCTGACCCGGTCGACGTCGGCGGGACCCTCGGTGTATCCGGCCGTATTTCCGGGGCTCCGTGGGCGCTCGAATATCGGGAGTACCGGCGGCATTGGCCTACCGACCTATCCGGCGATCTTTGGCCTGTCGATCTGTCCGGCGATCTCTGGCCTGCAGGACTGCAGGACTGGAAACCGTTTCAAGGAGAGATCCCGGTCGCGGATGTTTTTTACGAATTCCGGCTGTCGTTTGCGTCCGGGCGGCTGCATTCGCGCGTGGAATCCCTGACCCTTGCGATCGACGTGGCGGACCGAGAGGAGCTCATCGAGGATGTCACGCTGTCCGGGGGTTACGGGCGCATCCCGCTGTCGCGGCCTTTTTCGAAAATCGCGAGTGTCACCCTAACGATCCAAAGCGTCGGGCAATTCGGGCTTGTGGCGAGGATCGTCGACAAGAACGCGACGGCCGGGCCGCTGGTTGAAATCCTCAACCCGCAGCAGCAGCGGACGACCGCCATCGTAGATGCTGTCATCCGGGGGTACTAGATGAAGGGACAGATCGGGATATTAGTTATGCTCGCTGCGGCGGCGATCTTCCCCGCGTGCGAGGATGAAGATATCGCAGCAATCGAGGAGGCTCTCCGAATGAGCGATTTCCCGAGTCAGGCGGCCTTGGCGGGTAATCCGACCCAGGGCGAATTCAAAGAGGCAATTTCATCTTTTCTGGGCGCGACCCGGCAACTCCCAGGGGCGCGTGCGAATACAGAGCCCTTGACGATTGCGGGCGGCGCGATTACCCCAACAAAAGGGTTCCATACCGTAAACACGGAGGGCTCGGCCGCGGCCGATGACCTGGAAATCATCGACCCGGCAAACCTGCCGGACGGTTCTTTTCTCTATCTCCTGCAGGCCATCGACTCCCGCATCGTAACGATCAAGCACGGAGCTGGAGGCTTCGGGGAAATTCTCCTACCCGGGGACGCGGACATCACGCTAACAGACGCTTTCGATGGCGTCATCCTCCGCAGAAGAGCGCATCAGTGGGTTTTCGTCTCCCGGCTCTCGAATATTTCGAACGTGGTCACCCCACATGGCTTCAGGCTCTATAAATCGCCGGGCTCGTACACCTGGTCTGTCCCGGCGGGCGTTTCTGCCGTTTATATTTCCGCGATCGGTGGAGGAGGGGGCGGTGGTGGTGGCGGAGATTCTGCGATCGGCAACGGGGCTGATGGGGAGGACGGGGAAAACACGATCTTCGGTTTTCAAACGCCAAAGATATCCATATATGCTGTCTGCGGCAGAGGCGGCGGCGGCGGCAAACAGAATGGCTCGAATCCATCAGTCCACTACGCCGCCCAATTGCCCGTTGGCAAACAAGGCGGGAGATTCCCGGAGCCCGCGGGCATCCACGGCGGCGATCCCGTTACACCTCTCGGTACTGGCGGCTTAGGCGGGACAGGTGTGGGCACGGCGACTGGCGGCGCAGGCGGGAGTTATGGGCTCGGCTTTCATTTCTACGAACACCCCACATACACCGGAGAGATAATTTCGATTAAGGTCGGCGCCGGCGGCAAAGGAGGCGCGGGTGCGGGAGCGGGACTTTTCGGCAGCGACGGGTGGCCCGGCGCGGTTCTAATCCAATACTAGGGGAGGCGAGGTTATGCTTAGGTTCCCGGGCGACGCCCCCATAGAGGCGGGCAACCGGTCGGCGGAAGATCATCGCGACTGGCTCGCCGATTTCCTTGAGGCGTTCGAGGGCTCCCAATTCGCCCTCGCACAAGTGTGGGGCGGGGCCGAGGGATGTGTGAAGGCGGGGACCGCGTATCTCGATGCCTTCAAGGCGGCGGCGACCGGGACCCCGTCGATGGACATCACCGTCTCGGGCGGGGTCGCAATTGTCGGCGGCAAAGCGACCTGGGTCCGTGAGGCGACAAACCTCTCCCTTGCGGCCCCAGCCGGCAACCCGCGAATTGATACCATTCAGGTCTCGGCAGCGACCCGGACGATCACGGCGAAGACCGGGGTGGAGGCGGTGGCTCCTCTTGCCCCGGAGCCGGACGCCGAGGCCGTCGTGCTGTGGCATGTTTATCACCGGGTCGGTGAAGCAAACATTCAAAACGCGGATGATGCTTCGAATGGATATCTTAGCGATGCTCGCGAATGGCTCACGTCGGCAATTCTAGTAAGCGAGATGGGCGACCTTTCAGACGTCGACCTCGCAGGGTTGGCCGACGGGGATATCCTCGTCTATCGAACAGCGAGCGGGAAATTCAAGGCAGAGGCGGCCCCTTCGGGAGGCGGGGTTTCTAGCCTCGGCGACCTTTCGGACGTCGACCTCGCAGGGCTGGCCGACGGGGATATCCTCGTCTATCGAACAGCGAGCGGGAAATTCGAGCCCGGGGCCGCTTCGGGCGGAGGCGGCGTTTCAAATCTCGCGGACCTCTTGGACGTCAACGTCTCGATGAAAACCGACGGCGACGTCCTCTTTTACAACGCCAGCTCGGCGAAGTTCGAGGCCGGTCCTCCCGCCGTAGGCGCTGACTCGCTCGCGGACCTGTCGGATGTCAGCCTGACCGGCGTCACGAACGGTGACACTCTCATTTACAGCTGGGCGTCGGGGAAGTTCATCCCGGGGGTCACCCCTCTCCCGGACTTCACCGGGACAATGGTCCTAACGGCGCAGGGGCTCACCCCGGCGGCGGCCGGAGGCTGCGCTGTCCCTGAGGTCACCGAAACCCCGCTCTGCGCCCATCCCTTCTGGGGCGCGGCGTTCGACGGGGTAACAAACGAGGCGGGATGGTTCTGCAATGTCGCGCTCCCAGCGGACTTCAAGGGCTCGACATCTCTTTACGTTCGGCCGGTCTGGACGGCTGCGACGGGGACGGCGGGGCAAACCGTCACATGGAACATCATCGCGCGCGCGTTCGGCGACGGCGACACCCTCGACGCGCTGTTCACGTCGAACGCCGCGACTGTAACGGACGCGCTCATTGCGGCCGGCAGCGTTCATGTCGGGGCTGCAACCGCGCTCACGATCAACGGGACCCCTGCGGCCAACAAACTGCTGACCTTCCGGGTTTCCCGAAGCGCGTCGACCGATTCACACGCGGGCGATGCTAGTCTGATCGCCCTTTTAGTTTCGTACACGGCAACGCGAGGAGGCACGTAATTATGGTCTATCCGAAAGGTGTTACAACGCCTGGCGACCGGCTGGCCTATTGCTACGCTGCGCTGCAGTCGCTTATGGCGGCACATAACGTCGTCGGCGCGTGGCGGAGCTCGGGCTCCGTCAGCTTGGAAAAACTATCGAGCCTGCCGAAGCGCTGGCAGACGGCCTTGTCCGAGGCGTCTGTGAAGGAGCCGCTGTCCGAGAAGGCGTGGGAGGATTTCCTGCAGAACGAGTACCGGGACGCGGAGGCGATCATCATCGAGGCGCTTTGCAACGCGCGGGAGGAGGTCAAAATGGATTTGGCTATCCGTTCGACGGTCGACCTCGACGAGGCGCTGTCCGAGAAGGCGGTCGGAAAAGATGGCGATTGAAAACCTCACAACCTACACGAAAAACGACCCGAGCTCCGTTGTCTCAATCTCCGCCAGTAACACGATCAGCGTTACAAATGCGCGGAAGGACGCGGCATATCAGGTTTACAAGGACAAGGGCGTCGGGCATTTTGCCGGCGCGTTCACGCACAAGGTTTCCCTGCTCTATTCGAGCTGGGGAAATTACGGGCCGTGCGGGTTCTGCTGGGCGCTCGCGAACGTCGTCGTAACAAAAAACCTGAGTTATGAGGCTAACGTCCTTTACGCCGGGGGGTTTTACTGGAACTACACAAACTCGAGCCGAATCATTGTGGGCGAGCCCTACCTGACCTACGACGAGGAGGAGGAGGAGTGGAACCGGTCAACAAATTGTGATTGGTATGGGAACATCACGACGGGCGTCCCCTATTACCTCACCATCGAGCGGAATCCCCTCATCGGGTCAAATGGCGTTTTGTACGGCCGGGTCTACAGCGACGCGGCTCGAACCGTGCTCCTTCACACGATCATCGTCGCGCTGCACTCGAACACGGATTACCGGTATATCTACGCGGCCGAGGGCGGCAGGTGGCAGGACCTAGGGAGTTCGCTATATTCGATGGAGGCGTACGACTTGGACGTAGGCGACCCGGAAGAGGGGGCGTCCGGGCCGGTCGCTCGAATCGGGCCGCTGCTAGGTGTCGGGATGGTTGGGCTATAGCCCGGGAGGTTTCCATGCTGTTGAAATTGTGTGCGGTCGTCTCCGCCGGACTACTGTCTACCGTTGGGCCGGGAATCGTCGAGGTCGAGGTCGGGCAGGAGTTCGCCGTCGAGTTATCGTTCCGGCCGGAGACCCGGCAGCTCGGCACAGACGGGAACGCGCTGGAGGTCGCCTATCCCCCGGCTCCGTACGCTCTAGACTTCAAATACGATCGGGGGCTGATCGTGTTTGTACGGGCGGATTCCGGCGCGGAGGCGGCCTACCGCGAGGTCGCGGGGTCCCCGTGGGCGGTCCTGACGTTAACGACGTCAGAGCATTCCGCGCGGGCCTATTTTAGGGCGCTCAAAGTCACGGATAAGGACGTCCGGCTCCCCGTCCTGAATGTCACGGCCGCGGGCGCTCCGGTCTCCGTAGAAAACCCCGACCTGCTGCGGATCGTGCCTCAACCGGCAGGGCTCGTCGTTCGGCTAAAGGGGGCAACTGGGAATGGCGACTGAGGGCGGGTTCGCCGCGGCAGTCGCGGTCGTTTTAGCGCATGAGGGCGGCTTTGTACATCACCCGGCCGACCCGGGCGGGGCGACAAACTACGGCATCACACTGTCAACCCTCCGGGGTCTACATGATGACGGCTGGCTCAACGGGGACCTCGACGGCGATGGCGATGTCGACGCGGAAGATATCCGCATCTTGCCGCGGGAGATGGCTGTCGAAATCTACCGGGAGCAATGGTGGAATCGTTACGGATACGGGGATCTCCCGGGGTCGGTCGCGGTAAAGACCTTCGACCTTGCCGTCGTTTGCGGCCCCGGACGGGCGCACAGGCTCCTACAGCAGGCCCTGCGCGCCGCAGGTCGCCCCGTGGTAGTGGATGGCATCCTCGGCCCGAAAACGCGACAGGCGGCAAGGGAGGCCCTCACCTGTGCCCTTGTGCCGGCCCTCCGATCGGAGGCCGCGGGCTTTTTTCGCGGCCTTGCTATCGCACGCCCGGCCCTTGAAACCTTCCTTGCCGGGTGGTTGAATCGAGCCTACGAATGACAACATGGGTGTCAACACATTGCCCCGCCCTGGCCGGCTTGGGTCGGTTTTAGCTGGCTTGACATGATTCGCAGCGCCCAATAGAATGGCTTGTATTGGCTCCGATCGGGCCAGGCAGGCCCGCCGGAAAACGCGAGGCTTATATTTTACACGCAGGGGGTCATTGGTTCGAGTCCAGTACCGCCCACCATATGGTTCACTACAGGCCAGTGGCCGGCACACGCCCGCCACTGGCCTTTTTTTGTGTAAAATCGGCGGAATCGGCTGCTGAAGTGCTGCGGCACACGTTCGCCAGCCAGCTATACCGCCTCACGGGGCGCCCGAGGACGTTTCTTCGCCGTTTGAGGGCACTGTTTCCTTTTTCTGCTCTGCATTTTGGCGGACAACGTCGTTCATGTTGATATTTGGAATGATGAAGGCGCCGCCATCCGACATGGAAGTGCTCTGGGCGATTAACGCGCGGGCAGCACCGTAGAGGTTCACCAGGCCCAGAATCGGCATATAACGCCTGATTTCTTCGTCTGGCGTGTTTTGGGGAAATTCAAAGAAGCCCTCTATATCAATTTGGATCTCGGTGAATCGGGCGCCCGATTCCGGCGGCCACTCGATCCTCAGGCGCAAGGGCAGGCGAAAGGCGGGGCGTTCGCTGTGCCTGGCCAGGCGGTACTGCATTTGAGCCTGGCCCGCTGAATCAGCGGCGGGAGAATCTGCAGTCTTGGTGATTTGGGTGAGCGCGTCGCGCCTTGATCGAATCACGAGAGAGTGCAGGATGATTTTCTTAAGCTGCATCGGCGAAGACATGAGCCTCCCCCTCCAATTGACACTCCCCATATTGATGGGCGTCCGTGTAGTGGCATGGGTCGCTGTCCTCGTCAGGAATGTCTTGCATGCTGGGTAATGGCATCGGCTCATGCATCTCGGACCATGCCCGGGCGATGCGAAGGGCCGGCGCCACGCCTTCGGGTGGTCTTGTAAGAGCAGCTGCGAGGACTCCCAATTCTTCTCTGTCGATGGCTACTTTGGTCAAGGCGCGACAGCGAAGCAGGAACTCGGTGCCCCACGCCATATTGGTGGGTTCATCGCCTGCCTTTTCCCATTTCATCACCGCCGTATGCTGTACGCCTGCCTTTTTCCCGAATTCTTCGAGAGTCTCGGTGAAATGGTGGCGGATGAAACGGACCTGATTTCCCGTCAGCCTGGCCGGGAGAAAGGCGAGCGTTCGCAGGGCAAAGTACTCAAGGAATTCGTTGTCAATCAGCGGAAACTCCTCACCACACCATTCTTCGATTTGAACTTCATCAATGTGGATTGGGAACCCGAACCCATAATCGATGTAGCTCTTTTCGATACGCATGTTGCGCGATCCTTTCTGTTATTTGTCCAGGTCGATAACTGTGATCACTCGAAGCAGCTCTGATACCGCGGCGACTATTCGAAGCCTTCGGCCTTCCCATGTTTTCCCTTCAAAGGCATAAGAGGGGGACGTATGCTCAGGTTCTAAGCGCGTTCTGCCCTGTTCGGGATTGATCCTCGCGTTCATCAACACATACTTGATTTCCGCGCGGTCTATTTTCCTCTCTTTCATTTGGGCGTACGCGTGGCGCGAATACCTAATCTTGCCGAGCCTGGCAAGCTCCCGGGCTTTCCGCTCCAGCTGAGGATAATCGTGACAGCCAACCCTTCCCACGACACAGCTTCCCGAATTGTAACTCAGTTACAAGCAAAATACAAACCTATTGCTGGGCTCCACGACTCGTTTTCTCTTCCTCCACGGCGGCTCTGGTTATCACCAAACAAGCGCGAATAAGAAAACAAGCCCTGTCAGGGCCGCAATGAACAGGAGAACCAGGCAGCCAAGAGGAAGCATGAGTACGGCTGTTGTTTGAGCTTTTGTGGCCACCTCTTTCCACCCGGGAATTGGGGGTCGCGCTACGACCGTGGAGCCAAATTTCCGCGCTGGTGCCATGGGCTGGACTTCGATCTCTGTTCCACCGCGTTCTATGCGCCATACTTTTACTGGTTTGTGTTGAGGCTCTTTTTGATGAGGCTTATCGAATGCGGCTGTGAGCCTGCCTACGGCTACGCGGTCAGCCGTCTCAATGAGATGCGCGGGGGCGCCAATTTTCCGCAGATACCGGCGCTGGGTGTCGGTCGCCTTCTTCGCGGCCAGTGTGGTGAGCCTCTCCGCGCGTTTCGGTAAAGGCACCTGGCCATCGTCGTGCGCAAGCAATAAACGAGTCAGATTCGCAACTACACATGCATCTGACAAGGCTCTATGTTGCTGGTCCTCACGTATCCGCAGGGCGTCGGCGATCGTCCCGAGCTTGTAGTTGTCGAGGGTGACCAGTGTCGATTTGCGGATCCAGTTGAGGGAGTCCACAATATACCAATTTTTGGGAATGGGTATGCCCGCGGCCGAAAGTGTTACTACGAGGAAGTCCGCATCAAAGATTGCATTGTGCGCGACGAAGAGGGCCTCCGGCCCGCACCAATCCACAAATTCCCTGATGACGGCTGTGGGCGGCGCAGCCCCGGCAACCATGTCGTCGGTGATGTTGCTTATAGCAGTCGCTTCTCGAGGAATACTGAACCCCGGATTGGCCAGCTTCTGAAAGACACCAATGCGCTGGCCCTTTGG